CCTCTAACGTGTGTGAATAATGTTCGTCCGCTAAAGTCTTTAGGGTCGAATATCTTTAATTTGTTATATGGAATGAAATCCATATCTTCCAATTTGTAATAATCGTCTAGAATTGTTACTAATGGGTTAATAGCATGAGTTACGTCTTTTAAGTTAGTGAAAAATGTAGTAGTTTTCTTTAGTGCTTCATGATTACCAGGGTAAATGATAGTTTTTATCTTTACTTCTTTGATATACTCAAAATATAAACTTAATTCGTCTAAAGTAGGTATTCTATCAAATAAATCTCCTCCAATTACATGAAGGTCTACAGTTTTTTCTAGCTTGTATAATTCTTTGAATAGTAACTTGTACCTATTGGTCGCCCACTTACGTGGAACACTTTTCTGTCCTAACTTGATGTGCCAATCGGCGCTGAATAGAATTTTCATTGGTGTTTCCTAAAGGTGTTAAAAAGCCCCAGTCCTGCTGAGGCTAATTGTGGGTAAAATTACAGTAGTTCTTTTACTTCTTCCGCAACTTCATCAGGTATGTTACCACCACCAGAGTTCTCTAGAACTCTACTTTCGATAAATTCCTTCTGTAAATCCGAAGTAGGACGAGCTATTACGTCGTCAATATTCGGTAGTTCTTTAATTGCTTCCAATTGTTCCGCACTTAGAGGTTCTGGCTTACATTTAAGAACCTGTAAAGTGTACTCTACGTTAAAAGGTAGAGGCCCAGTCTTTTGCTTTTTAAAGCATAATGCCCAACCAGTTGTAGTATCTGTAGGGTCGCCTAGGTCTTCAGCAGCTACCATTACTGATTCAAATAACTTCTTTTTAAGGTTTAGAACCTTAACTTTGTTATCAGAATCAACGCATTGTACTGCATATGCCCAAGAACATTTAAGGTCTGGAAAGTAATGTCTTACCCAGTCTTTTTCAATGTTCGTGAATATATTTCCAAATTTAATTGCCATTTTCTTTTTCCTCGTAGTAAAATGTTATATTATCTTGACCATCTATACTTAAAAGGGGATTAGCCTCTAAAGATGCCCGGTCTATCTCTGTGTATTTTAATGGTAACGATTTAACGCCATACCATTTGTAATCTAAGTAATTTCTAAGACTTGCCAACTCAATATAGAGTGCCATGTTGTTGAAAGTTACTTGTAGTTTGTTTTTAAATATCTCTCTAGGATTAAGTAAGTAGCTATCGCCACTTAGATTATGGTTGTAAAATCGGCTTATATTCTTATTCTTTCGAGGCATCTTGATGTTGTATGTATGAATAGCTACTATTCTTACCACGTTTTCGGATTTAATCAACTTAAAAATCTCCCATTTAGAGTAATATTATACTATAAAATAACCACTTTGTCAAGAGTTATTTTTAATTAGCTACAACCTTGATGTCGTAACCTTGTTTAATGTATACAGCTGAACGTGCTCTAGCCTGTCTAGCTGCTGTGTTGCCCTTTAAGTGTATATCTACTACCACGGGCTGTGGTTTACCTTCTTGCTTTCTTGCGTTATCTCCTGTGAATTCAGCACATCTTTTCAGAAGTTGTACTCTATCACTCACTACTAATACTTTATGTCCTCTAGCGGCATAAACTGACGCTAATTGGGCAACCATTCTTTGGTAACTTTCGTCATAAGCGACGACATTTACCCTTTTGGCCCAAGGAAGTTTCGTACTATCAGGGAATCGGACATCTGATTTCACTATGGTCACTCTTGGAGTTATGTAATTCTCTTTCGGGGGTTGATGTACATCAAATCCAAAATAATCATTAAAGATTACGTGTTTACCATCTTTTCTTTGCAATGTACCACTCAGACCTATTTTATATCTGGCAGAACATCTATCAATGATACCAGAGAAAGTGGGAGCGCTTACGTGATGCATTTCGTCCAAAATAATAGTTCCAAACATTTTCGAAATTTCTTTTATTTTTTTACTCAACGTCTGTACGTTCGCTACAACAATTATCGGGTCAACTTCAAACTTTCCGCTTCCGATAATCCCGCACTTAATGCCCAGGCACTTCTCTATCTCTTCTTCCCATTGCTTTCTTAACGCTAATGTATGTACTACTATTAGTGTTTTCTGTCCCAATTTAGCTGCAATAGCCAGAGCTGTAAAAGTCTTACCCCAACTTACAAATGCATTGATAATTGCACTATCTTCTACATTTTTGAAAACTTTACTCTGACTATCCCTCAACTCAAATTTGAAATCTGGAAAAATTTCTGGGACTAACACTCTCTTATCAATAATTTCATGTCCTTCAGGAATTAAGTCGAATCTACCTACTGGTACTGTAATAAGTTCATTATTTATACGTCCCATATTCTTAATTATCTGGGGTGGTTCAGTAGGATTGTACGATGGAATCTTATAGGTAAGTTCCAAGTCTAACAGCTTCTGTCGTTTAGCGTCAGCTGTCATATAGATTCGATTTGAAATTACTGCTTTATCGTTCATGATATAAAGAAACCTTTTATTGCTTCATCTATGTACATATAAAGCCCTAATCCTGTAATTCCTATAGCTGTTATTAATGTTAATATTATTATCCATAATAATGCATTTTGTCTCATATTTTCCTTCTACTATCTTTTAATTTTTGATTAGTTACTTCATAAAGCAAGTAACCTTTATCTATTTTTAATACTCCAGCATATTTTGCATGAAGATTTAGTTTGCCTCTAACTTCAAAAGGGTGGTGTACCCCTTTTAGGGTAAAGACAGTAGAATTACCTGTAAGTCGCCTATCTAAGATTTCTTTGTATACTAATGGATAGAAAGTAGTTTTTTTATATTTATAAATTTTACCTTTCGTATCTATAAAACAAAGATGTCCTGAAGCTAATAGGTCTTTAAAAGACCATATTATCTTTCCCAGAGGGTATATTGGGTAATCCTTTAGTTTTTTTGCATGTAACCTTCTAAGCGTGAATTCAGCATCATCGCCTACTAAGTCTATGCGTCTAGTACCTCTTTTGTCGGTAATTAGACCCCCCGCTATGGAATCGTGAGGTCTAATTATCCAAACAGGCCAGTGAATATCAGAGAAGTTCGGGGTATTGCTTTTCGAACTTTCCGAAGGCATAATCATCTCCTATATCTAGGTCTACTCCTATTGGTTGCCCTGGAATAGAACATCCTCGGTCTTTTTGAGTTATTTTCGCCATCATATCTGACACTTCCTCAACTTCCGATTCCTTCACTTCTAGCACTAACGAGTCGTGAACTAGTGCTATTATTTTTGCATCTTTCTTGTTATCCTTTAACCACCTACTCAGCTCTATCCCTGCTAAAAGGTTAATATCTGAGGCAACAGACTGAATAAGAAAATTTATGCCACTTCTTACTTCATGCGACGCAATGCCTTTATCGTTACTGAATACATTAGCTAATCTACGCTTTCGACCTAGAATACTATAAATGAATCCATCTGACTCGATTTGTTCTTTTGATTTCGATAACCAAGTCTTTAACTTTCTAAAAGTTAAAAAGTAGTTTGAAATCGTTTCTTTTGCTTGCTCAATAGAGAAGAACTCTCCACTATCTTTAGTTACTGTTTCCGACACCTTTGCTGGGCCTGACCCATACATGATTCCAAAAGTAACAGCCTTTGCAGCCTGCCTTTCTTTTGCAGCATATGTTTTAATATCTGCAACTTCATGTGGGAGTTGGAAAACCATCTTTGCAACTGTGGAGTGCAAGTCGCCCCCACTTTTGAATACCTTTTGAAGTGCTTTATCTTTACTAAGTACTGATGCTACATATACTTCTGCAGTTGCTAAGTCTTGCTGTAGTATCTTGTACCCAGGATTTGCTTTTATACACCCTTTAACAGCAGAGTTATCTCTAGGTAACTGTTGCATATTAAGTTTGCCCGAGCTAGATAGTCTTCCCGACGTTGTCGAGGTAAGGTTGAACCCTGTACGAATTCTACTATCTTTGTCTAGAGCGGGAATAACTTTATCTAAATAAGTATTCTTTATTTTAGATTTTTGTCTTATATCTAAGATAACTCCTGGGATAGGGTGTTCTTCCGCTAAAGTCTTTAAAACTTCAGCATCTGTGGAAGCAGCTCCTGTACCAGTTAATTTACCTGTTGGAGTTAGTTTTAAATAATCAAACATTAATATTCTTAACTGTTGAGTACTATTAGGATTAAATACTTTTCCTTGAGCTTCTTCAAATTGGTGAACTTCATCAAAAGTATACAATTTTTCTTTTGCCTTTTGTACTTCCACTTCCATTAGTTTCTGAACTTTATGCAGTCTATCCAGGTCAAAAGGAACTCCGTTTTCTTCAACATCTTTTAAGAATAACATACCTGGAATCATCAACTCTCTGTATACTTTAGTTAGTTCCACACTACTTATAATTTTATTAGCGAATAGCTGGTATAAATCATAAGTAACAGCAGTATCAATAGCAGCATACTTAGATAGTATATCAAAAGGAATTAAATCATATGTAAAGTCGCCTTTTAATATATGATGTTCTTTACAGTATTGATTTCTAAAATTATCTAAATCTTTATCATAATCCCCATACTCTGTATACTTTAGAGCTAGGAACTTCAAGCCATGTGTTCCTTTAGACTCATCTAAAAGATAATGCATTAGCATTGTGTCAGAAACTCTTGGGAAATTAAATCCGAAGTGATACTCTAACATTTTTAAGTCAAACTTGGCGTTATGGAATACAATCATTCTAGTATCAAAGATAATTTGAAATAAGCCCTCTATATATGGAGTTATACATTCAGTTGATATGTATACTCCTTGTTTTGGCTTATGCGACATACTAATACCCAAAACATACCCATCCCTTGGATACAGGGCGGTAGTTTCCGTATCACAACTTACAAATCTTATTGATTCATCTGCTACTATAGCCTCTAAGTAACTTGTAGCTTCTTCTTCCGTAGATATGGCTTTAAAATCGCCTGAAAGAGAAGGAGGTCGTTGTCCTGCTATATACCCGTGCAGTTTTTCACAAGCTCTATTGAATAGTGGTTTGGCTTCGGGTTTGAAACTTAACATTGCAGGACTTATCATAGGAATAAATTTCTTATCAACTAAGTGTCCTGAAAATTCGGTTACTGAAGTGATACCTGCAATAAATTTACAGGCTTCAGAACCTATAAGTACAATATAATCATACTTATCTTCGTTAAAATCTACCAAGTCTACATCCTTTTTCAAAAGCTTTTTAATCCTTTTGGAAGAGAGATGAAAATGGTCAAAGTCAAACTTAAAGTATGACTTATAATTTACCCCACTTGGGGCTTTGTCAATTACTGCTATCTTACGTGATTGTTGTTCCATAGATATTTTCCTTTATGTGTTTTATGTCCGAAGCGGACAGATCTCCTGGGTCTAAGCCGTCAGGTAATTGTAATTTGGTTTCTTCGTTTATTATAAATGTATCTGCTAGTAGTCTGTGGGCGGCTTGCTCGGCTTTTCTGCCTGCTTCGTCCCCATCAAACATAGTATAAATAGTATGCACACCTTGGAGCTTAAGGCCTTCTAATAATTCTAGTTGTACATTATTAGCTCCGAGCACAGCTACTGCATTCACTAAGCCTTTGTCGATTAGATTCAAGGCATCAAATATACCTTCGACTAAAATTACTGAGCCCTCAATAGGAGATACTACAGCCGGGAATAACGGTAGTTCCGCCCCAGAAGGTCTTATCAGGTACTTTGGATGTGCATTACTATTTATATATCTTCCGATAAAAGCTCGAATCTTCCCAGTAATATCGGGTAAAGGAAATACTATCCTACCTTCAAACTGTTTATCATGGATAAACGCCCCAAAACGGGCTAAAGTTCTTTTGTCTATATCTCTGAAGTGTCGAGTATAAGGTATTGCTCCGTCTGGTAATATTAAACCTGTGGAAGCTGCTCGGATATTTGAGATTTTATCTCTCAATCTTTTTACTCTGACATCTTGCCAGTTTTTATCTACATTAAAGAACTTAAAAACGTTCCCTTTAAAACCACAACTAAAGCAGTGGAACGTACCTTCTGCTTGATCGATATGCATGGAAGGATGATTATCCTCATGGTCTGGGCTTAAACAACTTATAACAAAGTCTTGCCCTTTCGGGGTAAAAGTAATATTATGTTTTGTTAATATTTCACTTACTACCATAACATATCCGAATCTTCTTTCTTAGGTGATTTTTTCCCGACTTTCTTTGCGTCTGTTTCTTTACCCATTGCAGACGGCTTAGGGGTTGGTTGGGGGCCTAACTTAAGGGTATCCCAATCCATGGTACTAGTAAACTCTATATCTGGCCCACTTCTAACTTTAGTTGAAGTGAAAGTAATAGCGTTATCTTCTTTAGAGTGTGCGTTAATTAAGAAAGCTGAATCAGGACTGTCGAGTAGTCCTTTAGCGAATCTAGTTTGACCAGTATCATCAATTTGATATGGGGTTACTAACGCTACATCATATTTCCTAGCAAACTCTTTCAGTTTCTTACTAGCGTAAATCTGGCTTTGCCAGTCATAAATGTCTTTTCCAAGACCAGTGTCAATTTGGTTTACATAGTCTACTACTACGAGTCCTAAATTATCACCGAATTGTGCCTTGGCTTTTTGTAATTGTAAATCAATACCAGTAAGGGACAAAGACCTATCATCAACTATTATAATTTGATTATCTTCTTTCAGCTTACACTCTGAAGTTAATTTACGTTCGAATTCTATTGGGTCTCTCTTTTCTAAGAATTGTTCATATATGCCCTCACTATGTTGGAACATCTCTGAACGAACTTTTGCTACTGCATTAAGTTCCTTAGCATCTAATCTGTTTTTACGTATACTAGCGTAAGAGACTTTCGATAGCATACTTGTTATTCTGTGGAAGGTTTCTAAAGCTGTCATCTCAATAGTAAAGAATATTGCAGTTTTACCAGTATCATACTGATTTGCCACCATATTAGCACATACTAAAGACTTACCCGCACCTCTCTTACCACCTATCATAATGAGTTCTTCTCTATAAGCACCTCCGACTCTGCTATCGAAATCATTATTTATACCAAGAGGAAGACAGGAGTGTTCTTCTATGCCCTGTTCTTGGAATATTAGTAAATCTCCCATACTAGACACTTTTTCGTCTGTGTGGGTCTTTTCATCTAGCTTCATTACTATCCCTGATAAGCTCTCTTTAACTTCTAAACTATCCATTACAGTTATTTTATCTATGTAACTGTCCAGTAGGTTAAGGGACTCATTTTGGGAATATTGGTCGATTAAGGCGTCAATCGCTAGGTCTAAATCAATATCAGGTACTTCGAGTAACCGAAGTGCTGCTAAATCTTTTTGAGTTTTAATATCCCTTGTTACAGTTTCTAACTGGTCAAAGGAAGGGATTCGATTGTACTCAGCATAAAATCTATGTACGCCCGAATATAAAGAGCTATAGGACTCCTCAAAGAAATCCTTTTTTACTCTTGCCCAGCCATCAAGGCTCTGTTCCTCCATCAACATATGAAGAACTGTTGCCCCAATATCCATTATTTAGCCTTATGTTCGTTATCCTGAATTACTTCATCTAGCTCGGCTGTTAATCTGCCTAATATTTCTGACCGTAACTCTTTTAGTTTTATAGGATAGAGCGCACCCTCGTCAAAGAGCATATTTAATTGCTCCCCAGTAACGATTTGTTGAAGTGCATAATACACAATATCCCAAGGGTCATTAGTACTTGGGTATGCTCGGATATCTGTGTAATCGCCTAGAAGGTCTTTTGCTCGTCTAATTGCTTCAGTTGCTGTGAAGCTGTCCACGTCGTGGAATTTTGCTATCAATTTCATACTTTAATTCTCCGACAAAAAAAGGTAGCAACGTATGATTGCTACCTTTCACTTAAATTACCAATTAAGCAGCTGCGTTTTTAGCGGCTTTTTTAGCACCATCATGATTTGAACAAGACAAACCACGGCGTGTTAACATAGTCTTAACACCACGTACAGTCTTTTCAATAGATTCAGCGATTTGCTCTACTGTTAAACCAGAGATATCGCCAAGAGCTTCAAGTGCATCAACGTTAGCTTTCGCACGTGATTCTTTTTGCTTTGGAATTGAAGTAATTTCGCCAGAACGTAGGAAAGATAATGCTTTACCACGAATTGAGTTAATTGACTTACCTAATGCGTCTGCTAGCTCTTCAACGAAAGCACCATTAGCGTGCATTTCTAAGAAAGTAGCTTCTTCAGCAGGAGTATAAGTACGAGCAACCTCGATTTTTTCTGCAGGTTTTACATGGTCAGTTAATTCCATTGAAAGAATTTTGCCTTGTACTTGCTTAGCTGTGAAAGCACCGCCTTCAAAACTAGCAGCAATATCTGCATATGTGTAATTGCTACTGTTACCAGTAACGAAGCTAGACAATGATTCTGCCTGCTCATCTGTGAAGGCTTTCTTGTGAGCAGAACTTGCTAGTTCTACGTCATAGCCCATTTTACGTAACTTAGAGCTAACAGAACGAGTTGTTGTATCTAGTTCTACTGCTGCTGAGGCTACGGTGTCTTGTGAAACGGTATCCATACCTTCAGCAATAGCTGAAAGGATACGAGTACGGTCATCTGTCCATCTTGGAGTTGTCATAATAAATTTTCCTTAATTATATCTTTTATTGTTAAAATTGGAATACCATAGCTTTCGGCTTTAGTACTCTTACTTGATTTTCTTCCTTCTTCATCCACTAAGTAATCTGTTTTCTTAGTAACAGAGGAAGTAACGGTAAACCCTAACGATTCTAAATACTCTTTTGCAAGAGTTCTATTTTTATAATCATTAAGTTTCCCTGTAATACAGACTGATTTTCCGATACTTTCAGCTGTTGGTTCTTGTACACCTGCCTGGAATGAAAAAGGCAAATACTCTAGGTTATCTTTATAATCACTATAATACCATTCGAGTAAGTTAGCACAGGATTTTGGCCCCAGTCCTGCCGATACGCAACTCTTTTCATTAATATCATTCATGTGAGAAATCTTACTAAATAGTCGCTTGGAAGCAGTGTTGCCAATCAATGAAATAGAGAAAGCAGGTAACAAAGTTTTAGCATCTACAGACTTACTTTTTTCAATCTGTTCGTACAGTTTTGTTCCTAACTTTTCCCCAATTTCACTCGATATTTCTTTCTTAGAAATAGAATAAATATCTGATATAGAATTAAGAGGTAGCTTATCAATCGTTTTCGGTCCGAGTCCTTTAATTTTCAGAGTCTTTGCGAAATGTTCTATCAATTTACTAGTCTTAGCCTCACAGTTGTTGTTCCTGCAGAAAAGTTGGTCATTCACCAACTCTAATGTAGAATTACAAGTAGGGCATGAGGTAGGTTCAGTAATAGTTCTTAAATTCATGATGTTATTTCTCAATTTTCTATATCATATATTATACTAAAGTTTTACCAAAAAGTCAAGTATTATTTTTTTCCATGTTACCACTGACTCTTTCAATAACTCGGGGGATTATCTTGCCCGCCCTTATTACCTTTACTCGACACCCTATTTCAAGATTCAAACTTTTGATGTATGCTATGTTGTTCAAGGTTGCCCTTGAAATTATAGCGTCATCAATTTCTATAGGGTCTAGTATTGCTACTGGAGTAACTTTTCCACTTTTACCTGTCTGCCATATCACATCTAATAATGTAGTTTCAATACCTTCTTCCCTAGTCTTCAGAGCATACGCTCCTCTAGGGTGGTGAGATGTATATCCTAACATATCATACTCTAGGTTACTATCTACACGTATTACTTTACCATCGTTTGGAAACTCGTTCCAATTATTACTTTGGTCACAGGTTACTACATTAAAACCTTCATATAGTAGACTACTCATATCGGTCTTATAGTAAGAACTTATTGTGGGTTCTACACTATAAGCAATAAAAGTAAGATTTCGATTTCTAAACTCATTAATATCCTTTAGATTCAATGCTCCTGCCGCATAATTCCGTGCATTAGGAATTTCCTTAGGAGCTACTATTTCACCTGTAATTTGCATTATACCCCAGTCTTTAAATTCTAAACCAGAATGAAACTGTTTTGGTATAAGGTCAGAAAACATAAATTTATCGGTTACGTCTACCCCTGCGATACCATCGCCTCTAGTTATTACTTTGAAAAGTTTTCCCTTTTTATACTGTACAGCAATTGCAGCCCCATCTAATTTAGGGGTTTCAATTACTTTACTTTTATATACGGGTGGAGTGTCTTCCCCTTCGAATACTTTTTGTAACGAGTATAAAGGGAACAGGTGTTGTTGTTTAGCGTCTGGATTGTATCCTACACGCTCATAGCCTTCTTTCTCTGCGAGGGCATCAAATTCTTCGTCGGACAAAAAAGGCGAACCTTCGAAGTACGCCTTTGATGCCTTATCTAATAAGTCTTTAGTCATATAAATCTCTTAATAAGTGTTTAAAGTGTTCTTGTATAATGCTTTTGCTTTCTGATAAGGATAGTAGTTCTACTAAACCTTCAAATAAGTTGGATAGACTGTTAAGTTCAAATGGTATGCACACTCCCTCTTTCGTGGGTTTATACTCCCCTTCAAAGTCTAAATAGTATTTTCTTATATGAACATACTCAACATCTCTGAAAGTAGATACAACTAACCTATATTGTATTTCTTTATCTTCTTGTTCTAAAATTATCTTTTCGTAAACATCATCATCAGTAATGCTCATGGTATTCTATTCCTTAAAATCGTTCCTAAAGGTTGTATACTTGTTACTGCCGTAATGTTTATTTGTCTAAAAGAGTCTGTATCCCAACAGAATAGTAGAACACAACCCTCTTTCACCGTTATATTTTTCTTTTGATTTTTCTCTTTTATGTAATCACAAGAATTAAATTCTAATGTACATACATTGTACTTGAGCTTTTTGGAAACTGGACTTCGATACGTAATAACTGCATCACCAGCCTCTTCCATTTTGTCCAAGAATAGGGATTTCATCATTTATCTTTACTCCTAACTGTTGTAAATGTCGTAGACTACCTAACTCATACCACGAAACGTAAGCATGTTTATAATAATCCCCCAGAACCCATATGCCGTAACAAGGGTAATGGACATTATTTTCTTTTTCATGTCTTCCGCTAATTCTCGCAGTATGGTTATATTCGGTAGACCATACTAGTTCACCTAGTTCGTAGTCCTCTGAGAGAACTTCGTCGGGGAGTAACTGTGGGCGAAAGTAACTATGGTTAGTAGTACGAACGGGGACGTTGTTCCTTACCATAATTCCTTTTATAAAGGCTGAAGAACGAAACAAAGACTCTGCAATCTTATAAAGAGGCTCACCATCTAAGTATCTCTCAATGGAAGTAATAGTTTCCCGCTCGGTGGCAGGTTGACCATAATTTTTAGCTCTTAATCTTTTTGTTGTCTCTTCTCGTTCTTTAAACCCTGCGATAATATTACCAAGACGAGTAGTGTTATAAGAAATTCTTAAAATACTACACGCTTCTTTCTTAGTAATTGGTTTATCACTTTCTAATAGGTTGATTACTTGACGAATGTTGCTAGGGTTTAGTTTTTCACTATCCTTTACTTTAACTCTTGCCATTGTAATCTCCCATTAGAAAATAATAAAATTAGGGGGTCTGTGTATGCTGTCCACCTATAAAAGGCTGAATCTACTCCTGCCCCCTAAAACTTTTAAAGTTCGTCTTGAACTCGTTGTATCTTACTGATTACATCAGCTAAATACATAGCAGCCTTACCAGACATCTTATCTATAATGTCCGCGTCTACTTCCTGTCCTGCACTAGTAATCTCAGCTGTTAACTTAGCGTGAGCAGCCACCTTAGATACACGCTTACTTGCGGTACCATCAGTCGAAGCTTTACTAGTAGTAGCCTTCTTAATATATACTCCTGCTTTAGTAAGAATCATGCGAACACCGTTTGGAGATTCCTCCACTTGGTCTGCTATCTCTTTTACTATTTCCATTGAAGTTTCGGGAGTCGGGTCTGCGCCCTCGTACATTGAAACTACTTCTGCTTTTTTCTCATCTGTCCATGCCATGTTATTCGGTTCCTTTATTAGATTGTTCGGGTTTTTTAGCTCGGGTAATTATATCCTGTAGCTTTTGTTCTTCTTTTTCAGTTTCTTTACCATCGACATACTCTAAGGTAGCGATTATCTGCTTCAACCCCTTAATATTTTCAGTTAAACTTTCTTGTTGTTCGTACAAGCGAGAGAGCTGGGCTCTTTGTTGTTGTACTTCTTCTTTGTATGTGGACATTATAGTTCCTGTGGTAAATAAAAATGCCCCATATTCTGGAATGAGGCAAAACCGTGCTTACTACCCAGCTTCAATTACTTGGGACATCTTGTCTTTAGTAAAATTGCGATAACAAGTATTGTAACCATTATCCCTCAGCCAGGTATTTCTAATCGTAAAAGCCTCATCAACCCCCTTTTGTAACTCTACCAAACCTGCTTCAAGTTTTACCTTTTCTGCTTTGTCCAGTTCCGTAATGTCTAACGTGAAGTAGTTATTACTGGGTGGTGATAGTATTATTGCTTTTCTATCTGTTATGTTTTCTGGTGATTTGCGATATTGGAATTGAATTGTTTTCATCTTTTGCGTTCTTTTGTTAAATTTTCGATTTTTATATAAATATTATACTTAATTTTAAGTAAAAAGTCAAGAAATATTTTTTATTTGTTACTTGTAATAGTAAACATTAATTTAGTGTTGGTCTTTCTACTTCAAGAATATTATCCCTACTTTCTAATATATGTTCGGTAATCCTCTTAAATTCTTCTTCGGGCAATGCGGTCTTATAAATTGTAAGAGCCTGCGCCATCATTATTCCAGCACTTGTCAATGGTTCATGTTCCATTGATAATTTTTCAAATTTTCTATATAGTTCTTCCACTTATATCTCTCCTTGTTAGTGTAGTGTTTGATTTACTTCATTTCTATACTGTTTGTATAGTTCTAGCTCACCGTTGTATGCTTCATCTTCTTCAAATTCTCCCACAGTTTGAAACTGGAACCAGTGTATTAATTCGTGGCAAATTGCAACTGATTGTTCTGCTATAGAAAGGTTTTCATTGATTTCTATATAAGCGTTTTCGTGGCAGTATCCATCTGCGTCTAAAGGACAAATGTTAATCATAACACTGCCCTCTATCCCCAATTCGTTGTAGACCCAAACACCTATATCCAAAGCGGTATGACTATTACTAAATACCATTAGTGTATTTTTGTATCTTCAGATTCAATACCTAGAATTTCTCTAGCTTTCTTAGTAGTTTGTTCAAGTTCCCACCCATTTTCTAGTTCTAATTGAGCGATTCTTTCCTCTTGTACAAGCACCACAGATTTTAGTAATAGTACTAACTCTCCCAGCTCTACAGTTGCTTCTGACTGGGTATTAACAGTGTTATTAATGCGTTCAGCCAATTGACCTACTTCATCTATTAGACCTGCTACTATTGATTTTTTAATCCACATCTTTACTATCCTCCTTAAAAGGTATTATCTTTTCATCAGACATTAATTTTTCAGGTAGTCTGTCATGTTCTTTAACAAATGTACCGTCAGCCCTAAGATACCCTTTTCGGTCTTTTATTTCATTATAGGCTGCGGCTGCACAAAAAGATAGGTCTATGCCTTGTACTACACATACACCTCTAAGGGTAACGTATATGTCGCCAACTGCGTCTACTATCTCAAGTAAATTATTAGTATTAATTGCATCAATTAATTCAGTAGTTTCTTCTAGAGTTTTTATAGCCTGACTCATGGTTTTACCATTCTCTACTATACCTCTATCTTTAAACCATTGGTCAATTTTCTCGTCTACTGTTGTGTGCATTGCGTTGTTGCTCCCTATTTTTATGTTAAATTTCGACTTTTAAAATGAATATTATACTATAATTTAAGATAGATGTCAAGTACTATTTTTAAACAATGTTAATTTTTGGGGGTTGAATGCAAAAATCCTCGTGTTAAACTTACAATAAAGTTTAATCGTATTTTATCATGCAGTATTGGAAGTATTAAAGCAGGTATAGCTATTGTAGCTAGGGTTACCCAGACTATTCCAGAGAGTATTTGATTGTGTAACATAGGATGTTTGCCTTTAGTTTCATAGGCTACTAATCGGAGTGAGGGTCTAAATATTGCCCACCAAGTTACTAAAGCACCTGATATTGCAAATGTTATATAATAATAAAGCCATTCCATTGTGTTATTCCTTAAAATTCCTAAAAGTTACCTGTTACATCTTTATATATTATAACAAAATATGACATAAATGTCAAGGAATAATTTTCTTACCCATACTAAAAAGCCCTCCGTAGAGGGCTTAGTATTGACTACAATGAAATCCGTTTAGGCTTTAGTTCCTCAGGAATATCTAGTTCTAAGTCTATGCTCAGAACACCATTCTCTAAGTCAGCGTTAGATACATTCATATGCTCTGCTAACTTGAACTCTCTTGTGAAAGCTCTATTACCAATCCCTTTGTATACGAACTCGGTCTCAGTCATACCATTAGGTTTTGTACCTTTGATAGTTAGTTTACCGTTGTGTTGTTCTATAGTAAGTTGGTCTTTTGACCACCCAGCCAAAGCTATCTCGATGGTATATTTCTCATCAGAGTGTTTTGCTATGTTGTATGGGGGGTATTTAAGATTGCCTGAAACTCTATCTGCGTGTGAGAAGAAGTCGTCGAATCCTATCATCATGTCCCTGAAAGGGAAGTCGTGTACTAATTGTGTTGCTACCATTATAATTTCTCCTTATAAAGTAAGAATTGTGTGCTTGAAGTCAAGCCACACGGGTTAAAAATGGGCTAATTGCCCGTCTAATAGTTGGTAACCCCGAAGGCATTACTACTATTTATATATATTATATCAAATTTCACCAAAAAAGTCAAGCACTATTTTCACTCATCTGTAAATTCTACAAGACCCAGTCTTTCCATAGTTTCTACTGCGTCCTTTATACCATGTTGACGACCAAAATAATAAGAGCTTCCTGTTGCTATAATTAAGAACCCATATACTAATATTTCGATATCAGGCATTCTGGCACCTCTTACTGTTAGGATGTCTTTTGCAACGGAAGGTTCCGTGACTATACATCTTTTTAGAAATTCTGTTTTTGTTGGCGTCCCTTTTTAGTTTGACACCTGGTATTGCTTGTTTGCCCATATTCCTCTCCTTGAAATTTAATAATTAAAAAATAAAAGCCCTTCTATTTATTTAGGGGACCGAAGGGCGAGTCCCGCAGGATTGTTGTACTATCACAATTTTAAGGGCTGGGAGGAGTATAACGCCCACCTTATAAAGAATCCCTAAGACTTTTAGGTATATAAGGCATTTTTGACCCCTTGATAGTTAGGGCAGGTAGTCGACCCACTTTCTCTTTTCACAACAACTATTTTCCCTGACCATTGTATTTCTTGAAACTTCTTCGTTTGGACTTATTCATAGTGGAAGTTTTTATCCACCTCCTGCCAATGCTCGTTTTCTTTCTTACTCCGAATTTCCTATTCTTCATACTTTTCTAAAACCTAAACTTTCACGAACTTGAAATACTGCCCTAGCATTAGGAAATCTACGCTTAGCGTGTTCCTTACTGGGGGCTCGCAGGTTCTCGAAGTGGAGGTTCTGCTTGTATATTATAAAGTTGTGATACATTTTGTAATTTTAGTTGTTGAAAAAGTTCTGTGGATAACTCTGGTAAACCAGCGTACTCCACACAATTATAAGTAATTCTTAAAGTCGGGTAAATCGGACACCCATTATCAGCATATCTACAATGGTCGCATAAATCAATCATCATAGTGTTCGCCTTCGGCTAATAGGTGAACTATATTTAACATTGTAAATCCTCTACGTAATTTTTGGCAGGTCATACTGTCAGCCTGGTCAAATCCTCTTTCGTAGAATTCGTTTGTTTGAGTATTTTCTACATCAAAACTGTGTATCTCCACAGCCTCTTCTATAAACTTACCACCTTGTGCTGATATGCCACCACATCTTATGTGATAATTTGCCATAGCACCCAGTACTGCACCTGTGTAGTCTTTATACTCTAGAAGTAATTTCTCGTTCCAGTTAAAGGTAGTTTCTGAAAAACTACTTGTAGAACATAATAAAATTAATGCACACAATAACTTCTTCATAAGCCTTCCTCCTTTAACCATTCTGCAAGAAATCCTTTGCCTTGTACTCCTGTTCTTCTTGCAATTTCCATACCTTTTTTGAACAAAACCATAGTAGGTATACTCCTAATATCATATCTTTCGGAAAGATACTTATTTTCGTCAACATCTATTTTTACAATGCCGACTTCTCCGTATACTTTTCTGGCAAGTTCTTCTAGTATTGGAGCCATTTGTTTACACGGCTGACACCAAGTAGCATGAAAATCTACTAGAACAAGGTCTTTGTTTAGTACATCATAATCAAACCTATTATCGTCTGACTCTAATACATAACTCATAACAATCTCCTCTTGATTAAAGTTGGAGGCTGTTGAGGACAGCCTGCCTGAACCTAAACAAATTTTTGTCTCGGGCGTATTCAATCCCACTGATGCTAGCACTTAAGTAGCGGACTGTTTAACGTCCAAGTCGTTGACGCCATCGGTTAAAGTCTAGTCTATTTCATCCCCATCATTGTGACACTAGGGTGACACTAACACACTAAATGTGTGGGAGGAGCATGTTAATGCCACAATGGTGGAGATGGCTGGTACTGCCCCAGCGTGCTAAAACCTATGGATTTAGTTCTTTCGCAGAATATAGAGCAAAAAGTGGGAAGAGGCTTCCGCGTCTGGCCTCTTCCCTGCTCGAGCTACGTCTATTAGAATTGCTTCTTCCCCCGTAGGTGGAGGAGTCGATTCAAGGCACTAGTTCCCATGACTCCGAGTCTCCGTATTTTAGGGCGTGAAAGACTCCTACGCCCCCAACCACATTTTTTATCCTGCACTTCGTTTAGAACTTGCAGTCTTTTCCAACTGGTTTGGTCTTTGCCCCTTTAGTTGCTAAGCCTTTGCCCAGTCACCTCGCACTTCGGCAGTATTCAAGTATCCCCTCTGACGAGTTTTCGGGTCAGTTGTTTCTGTTCCCCTACTTGGTACTTGAACCCTCATGTCCTTTGGCTGAAAAATTAGGTTAAAATTCCTCATTTCTGAAATATATTATACTCGTTATTCACCAAAATGTCAAGTTATATTTTTCAGAGAAGGAACAGATAAGATAGTACAGCCACCCAAGTGCCAATCAAGGACACCACTAGAAATGCAAATATTAAATTATTATGTATAGTTTTCATTTATTCCAGTCGTTACGCCACAGAGGGCGTGGTTTGGTTTTTAGTTTATCTTTCTTCTCTTGTTCCTCTTTTTCTCTCTTTTCTTGCTCCATCCTTAGTTGCATAAGGAAGGTTTTGTCTACTCTTATCAAACCGTGGTTCTTCATATTAGTAACAGTTTATATCCCTCCCATCTGATATGGCTTGTAATACATCTATACCATATACTATAGAGAGGTCTTGGCAGGAGTCTGCCGTTAGTGAATATGCCATAATTATACCTAGTCCGAGAGTTAAAATCACTCCGACTGTTAGTATAGTTCTATTCACCGAAGAGCCCTGTATACTCAGAGTCTTTAGTAAAATCAATCTTCTCTGATGGAAAGAATGTTTTTTCTGCTTGTCTCTTTTTTATTTGCTCTCTGGATTTTTCTATGCCTTCCCAAAGTTTGATAGTGTTGAGAAGGAGTACTTCTTCGGCATTACATTTTTCCATTCTGTGCTGTGAACTTATATACTCTGCATCAGTAAGTTCAGGCCAACTCCACTTCTCTACGATAGCGTCTTGTTGGCGATGCACTGCCTTTAGCCTTTCTTGGGCTTCTTCTTTTGTCATTTCAAATGCTGGTGTTGACATCGTGTTACTCTCCTATTTTAGGTTAAATTCATATTTTATAATGAATATTATACCAAAGTTTTGGCTTTTTGTCAAGAACTATTTTTAAAGTAACATATTATCAGTTTTTCCAAGGCATACTCCTCGGTCTACTGATTCAAAACTAGAACCTAGTTCCTTTTTATATATTTCTTCCATGACCTCGTCTTCTGTTTTGTCTTTATTGTCAAGTTTGTATTCATACTTAGCAAAATTCCAATCTATATGGGATATGTCGGTTAGGTTAAACCACCTGCCTCCAGCAAATTTATATCTTATTAGTATAGGCAGTCCCTTCATATATGCTTGTATTATCTCTATTGCTTTATAACTATTCTTTGTATTCATGGACTTGTACTCCTCCAATGTGTGATAATCTAATTCTATTTGATGCATTTTTGTTTGGGTCTCCTTTCTGTCTTGAGGTCATAAATCCTCCAAAGTAAAATCTTCGTCTAAGGAACTATTTATAGCTGCAACATAGTTTACTGACTCAATTTCTTGAGGGGCAGATTTAATATGGCTAGAATCTAGGTAATTATCCACCCACGGGAGTGGGTTGGTCTTTATTTTTAGACCAACAACGCTTGGATCCATACCTATATTGGTTATTCTTACAGCGAATATATAATCCATATATTCTTTTAAAATGGTTTCGTTCATACCGATTAAAGGAGAGCCCTTACTGAATAAATGTTCTATCCAATCCATCTCTTCTTTATGCGCAGTTCTAAATAAATCATATATTTCGTCTTCCGTTTCTTCTACTACTTCCAAGAAGCCTTCTTCCTTACTTGTTCTAAGAAGTTTAATTACTTTTTGAAAGACATCTAAATGAATCATCTCATCTCTTGCGATTAGTTTAAATATGTTAGAAGAGCCTGCTAGTAGCTTTTCTGGTTGTTCAGAAAAACTCCAGGCAGTAACAAAGGTTGCAAAAAACCTAATGCCCTCAAACATGTTTAAAATAATAGCACTTTTATACAAGCATTTCTTAATTAATTTATCATTAATAAATTTTTCACTGTTAGATGCTCTATGAAATACAGTGTTCTGCCACCCCGCATCCCAAGCCGTTAGATTGGCTTCTCTACGATTCAATATATCTGTAACTTTATCTAATTCTTTTAGAATAGAGTCTGCTCTTTGAAGCACAAATTCATCAGTTATTATAGACTCAATAAAGTCATCAACATCATTGAAAATAGCTCTAACCATTTCAGTATATGATTCTGAGTGTAACAACTCGTTATTTTGGTGGTTAGTTAGGTATAGTTCCCATTCTGGATTATTACTTAATCCTCCCTCACTGAACAGACGTAAGGGGCTTCGTCCTGCACAACTATCTAAGGCTATACCAAACTTTAAGCCTTTTTCAAATATATGTCTACCTGCCTCACTAAGAGAGTCAAAGTCCTTTTTCTCTTTAGATAAGTCTATTTCGTTTTTAGACCAGTTTCCTATGGCTCTAAGTTCTTCTGCGAACTCAAGTATCCAAGGGTACTTGGGGTCATGATAGGTTTGTATATTCTTTTTGAATGAGTCCTTCGGCACCATCGTATTCATCAATGTAGAATTCCGTGCCAGGTTTCAACCAAACAATATGTAATCCATCGACTCCACCAAAATATCCGTGTTCATATTTACTATCGCAATATGCCTGAACATCTTTTGGGTCGGCATCGTCTAGTATCATTTGAATCACTGTTGGTTCAAATAGGATTTGCTCTCCCGAACTGGAATAAGAATCGTTGTTCCATGTTGACCATCCTGCACCATATCCACCAGATACTAATACACCAACATCACCATTTTCATTAAAATACTTTTTTATCTGTTCCACCATACTCCTGCTACCTTCTCTATGTTACCCTGTTTCCATCTTTTATACTCTGCCGCATATTTAATATGTTCTTCCAGTCTAATAGTATCAATATCGATACCCTTATATCGTGTCAACCAAGTCCTATATGTCATACTATTCTTGTTAAATTTCGCACGCACCACTTTCACATCCCTCCTCTAATATTGTTTCACTTATGTTTGATTTATCCTTACTTCTAATATAGTACAAACTCTTTAATCCGTACTTGTAGGCAGTAATTATATCTCGCTTCACCCTATTACTGTCTAAAATCTTATTGGGTAACTTAGTTAAATCGTACCACTGATTTGTACTTATACCTTGGTCTATAAACTTCTGCAGAATAGCTATTAGTTTTATATACTCGGATGAGGTATTACCTGGCATGTCCCAGGCTTTCATATAGTACGCTTCCTTCTCAAAATCAGGTACTAAAGACTTTACTGTGAAGTTGGAAGCCTCATATGTATCTGTTGTACTTTGTATGGGGTCTATTCCTTGTGTACTATTTGATACTAGGGAAGAAGACGCTGTTGGTGGTATGGCACTTAGTGTCATGTTTCTTATACCATACATTTTTGCTACTGCACTCAATCCTTCCCAGTCACAGTTCAAATTATTAGGGGTGATAAGGTCTACATTCTTATTGTAAGTATCTACTGGCATAATACCCCTAGAGTAAGCACTTCTATTTGAGTAGTCACACGCACCCCTCTCGGCTGCTAAGTCTACTGATGCTTTAATTAAGCCGAATTGGAATCTTTCTGCCCACTCATGTGTAAGCACTTTTGCTTTATCTGAACCTAGTGGGGCTTCATTTTTCGCTAAGAAATGAGCAAAATCACTGATGCCAATACCTAAGAATCTATAGCCTTTAGTAGGCCACTCTGTTGCGTCCATTGGGTATTCTTGAGCCTCTATTAAGTTATCTAAGAATCTAACCATAAGTCTGGTTAGCCTATCTAAGTCTAACTTATCTTCCAACTTACCAAAGTTTACACAGCCTAGTATACATAATGAAATCATACCATCATCAAGGTCATAGTCCTCTACATCTTCATATCTAGTACTATTTAAACCTTCAAATGTCATTGCTCTAGTAGGTAAGAATATCTCAGAGCAAAGGTTTGTTTGGGTTATTTTCTCATCAAACATTCCTTGCTTATTCATATTGTCTACAAAGTGGATATATATTCTACCTGTTCCAACTCGTTCCTTTACTAACTTATTAAAGATAATATTTGCATCAAGTGTTTTCTTACGAATAGAGGGGTCAGCCTCATACTTTTCGTATGCTTCTTTAAACTTCTCCTCATCTCCATAGTGGTCAAATAATTCAGGAACTTCTTCGGAACTAAATAAAGTAAAATATCCTTTACCTAATACTCTTTCTATAAATAAGTTGGGAATTCCAATAGAATAGTCTATAAATCTTGCTCTATTAGTATTAGAGCCTTGATTGTTCTTATACTCTAATACATCCATTATCTCCCAGTTAAATATTGGGTAGTTTACTACCGTAGCTCCAGTCCTAAGACTGTTCTGAGTGAATTGTTTAGAACTGGACTCGATTGCTTTTAGTAACGGAAGTGCTCCCGTGTGTTTAACAGTATTATTTTTTACAGGAGCAAGAATACCTCTTACTGGTCCCATATCCACACCTATCCCTGCTCTACGAGCAGTCATAAGACTTAAAGCGTACTCGGCTGCTAGTATAGACTCCGTATGGTCTCCCATTTTAATTTTGCAACATGAACTATACATTTTCATCTTAGTTCTTACTCCACTAATTATAGGAGTTGGAAGACTTATTAAGTCGTTTTTTAACGCATCATACATATTAAGAATCCAACCCATAGGAGAATCCTCTTGTGCAAACATAACCATTCCTATTAGCATAAAAGTTTCTTGAGGCATTTCCAAGCGTCTATTAGTCTTTGAGTCTTTTATTAGGTACTTACTGTCCATTTGAACAATAGAGGAATAAGAACGAGAAAAATCGTTATCATAATCAATTTGGCTTCCTAAGTATATTATATCAGCTTCCGAATACCATTCCAGCAGTTCGGGGTCATATAACCCACTTTCTATATTTAATTTAATATAGTCTAGGAAAGGTATAGGTTCGAAACTGCCATAAACTTCTTTACGCATTTCTGTTACTAATAATCTTCCTGCAAATATAGAATAGTCAGGTGTTGCCGTACTAATATGTTCGGCTGCTGACTTAATGAGAGTCTGTTGTATATCAGATGTAGACATACCATCAGCAAACTTTATGTGTGCATTAATGGCTGTGTCAGATACTGATACGTCTAGTTCTCTGCCTAAGTCCTCCCGCTTACAGTTCTCTAACATTCTATGAATGTTATCAATGTTTAATTCTTCGGGGTTTCCGTTTCGTTTTGTTACTCTCATTCCTCTCCTTTATTTTTCTTGTTGGCTACTGAAGCCAGGTGTATTGCATACTCCATTACTGACATACCTTTTGGATAAATCCTATCAAAGGGCGTTTTATTTAATAGTTCTGTTGTTTCTTTTATAAGTTTTGCAAACCTAGATTTTTCAGCACAGGGTTTAAGTTCTTCGTGTATATCCTGGTAGCTGTGTAGTAATAGTTGTAGAGTCTTTCTATTCATCTCTAATTCTTTTATCAATATCTACTACATTTTCATTTCCAACTGCATCTTCACAGTAGGTTACTAAGTCCATTAACTCATAGTTTTTCATTATCCCCTTTGCACCGAAGTCATTTGTTGATTGTATATATTTGTACTTACCTTCTAAGGGCATAGCATCTGCGATATCTAAGGCACTGCCATATGTTTGTATTAGAGCAGCCGCACGTTTAGGCCCAACACCTGGTATACCAGGAACATTATCCCCTGTATCACCAGTTAGGCACTTAAAACTGATATATTCTTCCTGGTCTACTTCATAGTGTTCTGACCAGTTACTTGCTGTAATCTCTTTACGAGTAACATAACTAAATCTAGAAACTGTAGGTTTAATAAGTAAGTCCCAGTCTTTGTCTGAAGATATTAGCCACATTGTGTGCTTACTCCATAGTTTAGATACTAGATAAGCAGCAATGTCATCCGCTTCCACACCTTTGTACCTAAATATAGGATAGTTCTCTCCTAGTAACAATAAGGTTTCTTCAAAGTCTTCCATAAAGTTAGCAAAATCTTCTGCTTCTTGCTCAGTTTGTTGAGCATACTTATCTTTCCTGTTCTGTTTGTATTCAGGCAATAAGTTTTTTCTATACGAGGAAGAACCCCAGTCTGCTGTGATGTATACACATCCTGTGTTATATGAGGTTGCTAGGCTTTGAACTGTCCTAAGATAATCTTCTGCAAAGTTTCGTTTCTTTTGATGCTTGTATCTAAATGCTAGATTTAAAGCATCTACTATCAATATGTTGTCGTTATCTTTACTGATTAAGTCTTTGAAGCTCTTTGCCATGTTGGTTACCTTCGGGGTTGGTTGAATTATATAGAGAAAATCACGCATTAATACCTAAAGAATACGATTTCTCTATGTTTTTTGTTAAATTTTTGATTTTTAATAATATATTATACCGAATTTTTACCTTAATGTCAAGGAATATTTTTCTTATCTGAACGAGCATAAAAAAATTCTTCTTGACATACAACCCTACTTACGGTATAATATAGATTATTGGAATGGAAATTTCGGTATAGGGAAAGTCGACTCTATCTTTTAACTTCGACTTAACGATAATTATGGAGAATGCATGAATAAATTATTACTAGCGGCTGCAGCCGTTACTCTATCCACTGCTTCAGCTCAAGCTAGCGTTGCCATTTCTGGTGATTACGAGGGTACACTTACACAAGCAGGTGTATACTCGCAAACTTTAGACTTAAAACTAGTAGGTTCTACCCCTTTCGGGTCAGTAACTACTGTTGTTGATGAGACTAATACTATCACGGATTTATACGCTACAGCTAAGTTAAGAGGCGTAGATTTAACTCTAGGTAACATGACTATTGATGATGTGGCTAATACCAGTATCATTAAAGCATCTACACAAGTAGGCGGCATGACAGTAAGTGTGTCTAAACCTTCTGGCGGTAAAGAATCTTTAGATGTAAAAGGCAAATTTGGTGGAATCGATGTAACAGTCGAGGATATAACTAGGTCTGACCGTGAAACTACTATTGGTACTACTATAGCTGGTCTTACTTCTACTGTAGGTTATCAGAAAACTACTGCAGGTACTGTACTGGACTTAGATACTAGTACTAAAATTGGAGGCTTCACCGTTGCACTAGAGCACGATAAAGCAGCCGACGATACTACTTCTAATGGTGGTTCTGTCTCTATGCCTTTGGGCTTAGTAGGAACTGTTAAAGGTGGAGTGTCTATAGCATCAACTGATGTTAAGACTTACACTTTAGAAGTTACACAAGGTATCCTTACTGGAAAGTATGAGAAGATTGGAACTGCAGATGGAGTTGTCTCTGTCATAGCGAAGATGAGCTTCTAAAAACCTTAACTCAAAAACAAGAAGCCCGACCTCGTGTCGGGTTTTTTGTCTGTAGTACTTCAATTTTGTAGTTTTTTCGTTCTTTGCAGTTCTTTTTTTGCTTTTTTACGTTTTTGGAGTATTTTTTTATATACTTTTTCGTTCTTTAAGCCTATTTGCTTCTATTGGAGTCAGACAACTCTCTTTGACAATTGCAGGATTCACACAATAAATTATATTACAGGGTGACTCAAAAAACTTCTTGACAAAATGGTTAAAATTCGGTATAATAGTGTCTATAAAAATTCGAAAATTAACAAAAATTTATAAGGAACGAAATTATGAAGGATACAAAACTAGTTACTAAGGAAGAAGTTGACGGCTTCTTGGGTATTGATACCCAAATTAATGTATCTGACAAACCACTAGAGGAGGCAATCGAAATTATTGCCGATATTGTAAATGGTGAATATACCATAGACCAACTTCGCAGAGATATACACGAGTGGAAGGAAACATGGACTGTTATTACACCTAAAGAGCGTCCAGCACCTTACGCTGCTATGTCCCCATTTGAGTCGAAAGAAGAGTTACGCCAAAGAGCAATGGAGGCTAATGTAGCACGAACTGAGATTAGTGGTAAGTACAATACAAAATGGACTCCTGATGCGAAACGCATACATAGAGAGTCCTAACAAATAAACTACTGTTGCTAGTAGAATATGATGGAAACGAGTTGAATAGGACATTATATAAAGGGAATGACTACAAACACCCGTCTCGTTTCAACAGACTGTGTCCAGAGCAGTCTTAAAATTACAACTGGAGATGAGGAGTGCCGTCCTCTCGTTAAACAACCGAGGCAAGGAGGTTTTAGCATGACCTACCGCGTATAAGCATTTATCGACTAGAGAGTAGTCTACAGTAACTGAAACGAGATGCCTGAAACAGGGTAACTGAGAAGGTGAATAAAGTGGGTGAGAAACTAGAGCAAACTGATAAAGCGTGTGGACAAAGGAGGTTCCATCACCCGACTTTCCAAAATGCCTTAAGAGTGCCAGTTTATCTGTTGTACCTAAAGAGCAAGGAGACGGTAAAAGAATAATATGCTGACTTGTCGTAGACGAGTAGGACGAGCGCTCCCTTTCCCCCTTCGGGGAGGGAGTGTAAGCCCACCCTATAGATGAGCAACCAGACTTCACGAAGTCTGTATCCACACTGGGTTTCGAGTAAATCAAGCCCCAGCAACGGTGGGACACAAGTAAACTCGTGCGTCCTCGAGCCATGACGGAAGTGAACAGGTGTAAGGCAGCAACCATCGAACTTTCACTAGGGTATTAAACTGGCTCCCCTATTCTAACACAGGAACAACAATGACAATAAAATATGAAGTAGTTGTAACTAAGACCTATAAAGTTACTCAAGAAGTAGAAGCGAGTTCTGAAAAGGAAGCCTGTGAAGTAGGCGAACTTATCGCCGATTACGACCTAAACTATGACGGAAACGAACTTACTGTTGATGTCAAATCTAACGCCTTCCCAAAGGAGGAATCAAAAATACTAGTCGCTACATACTCGAAATCAACTCGAGATATTGGTGACCCACAATACCCACCCCATGTCAATGTATATGAGGTTCGGGCAGAACACAACATAGAAAGAAGTGAAGTGTATGAGGATAAGCCTTATTACCAACTTCGATACTTCGCTAGACAATGTCGCTACGACTACGGCAACTCACTATTCTACATAGAGGAATTTCCCTACTGTGATGAAGAGTTTGCTCGTCAAGCAGCCCAAAACTGGGTGTCTGGTGAAAAATTATTAGACTTGGACTACGCACTAGCGAAAGATGGCAAAACTATGAAGCCAACTTGGGCAGGAAGTGGGTATGGTAGTTACGGGAGGCTAAAGTAGTGGCAGACAGTTCAAAAGATAACGACCCTATTTCGCCACAACACTACCAACAAGGCAAAATACAAGTTATTGACTTTATTACTGACCAGAAATTTAACTGGTTAGAAGGTAACATAGTCAAGTACATTTGTCGTTACAAGACTAAGAACGGACTAGAAGATTTATATAAGGCACAATTTTACTTAAAGAGGTTAATAAATGAAAACACTTGAAGAACGAATCCAGTATCTTGAAGATTATACTGCAAAGATAACGATTGATGCTTTTAAACGCATAGAAACTCTCGAATCACGACTAGAAGTCGTCAAAGAGGTACTTATGGAATCTAAAGCAAAATCCTTTAAATTCTACTCTGAACAAGAGTCAAAAGCACTAATAGAGGCACTAACAGGTGTACCTCTAGGCCCAGAAGTAATGAAAACTTGCACACGGCTTATACAACTCGGTTGGAACGACCGTTTCGACCAACAACGCACAGCATCAGCACTACGCTCAAAATATTTAAGGCTCATAGGTGAAAAATAAAGGTAAATGGTACGATATTTTAGACTACTTAGTAGGTGGAACAATCGGACTTATCATAGTATCCTTTTTCACCTCCAATCACTATGTTGCTGCCGTATGGTTTATTATCTCAGGAATAATTCTTGACACGATAATGACAAATATCAAAAATTCCCAACACTGAACTTCAAATTCATCCAACACATCAAAAATAGTTAACATAAGATGCTCAAAATATGATATAATTATAGTAATTTTTATATACTTAAAAAGTTTATTTAGTTTCTACTTACTGTAAAAAGAAATCTTCGAGATATCACTGATTCTGATTAGTGAGCCTAAAGCGAACCTAAGCAGAATTGTTGATGATATTGAAGAAGATTGATACTAAATAGATTTTTAATAACGAGAGATGTTAAAGCCTATTACTGCGTTCTAAAGCAAGCCATATATACTAATGCGAACTTACACTAATCGTATAAGATATATTTAAGTT